ATTTTGTTTCCTACCGCGAACGAAAATTAGAAGAGCAGCAAGAACAAGAATGGAACTTCCTAGATGAGATATATCTTGGTTGGAGCTCCCTCGGCGACACCGAAAACTTTACCTTGACATTTACTGACGAAAATGGTAATATTATTTTATCTACTGAAGATTAATGAAGGTACTCTGTTCTTGCGACTCTAGATATTTCCTGGCATTTTATAGGTCGTTCTTTAGTTCTGCTGTCGAAGCAGGATACGAACCCATTATCAATGTAATCAATCCTACACCTGATGTTATTAGGATTGTTAACACTCTGTGGGAAAGAAACGAACAGTGTTTTAATTACGGAAAGATCGAGTACACCTTTACGGACAGGTGTGATATTACGTTTTATGCCTGCAATCGATATTACGTTGCTGAAAAATATCTTTTCTCAGACGGATTGCTGATATCTGACATTGATATGATCTTCCTTAGAAAACTTCCTCAAATAGAAGAAGACGTCGGTTTGTTTTTTAGAGACAAAGCGGGATTATTAGATCCTGAAGTATTATCACAATATGATGAAAATGGTAAATTGATTGCCGCGAATCCAAGTCATCTTATTAATTGTTCTCTTGTATGGTTTAATGGTAATTTAAAATCAAAGTTGTTTTTAAAACGATACGTAGAAAAAATTAAGGTTCAGAGACAACAATGGTTTGCTGACCAAAAAGCATTAGTTAAAACTTATATGGAGATGCAAGATGAAATTTCTACATTCTATTTCACCAAACAGCATATTTTTTGGCGTCAGGATCACGCGACCCCTGATTCATATACTTGTACTGGCAAAGGTGCAAGTAGATTTTTAGAAGTTTATACTAAACATAAAAGTCAAATAGATACAGAGAGCGAATCTATTTTTGGTCCATTAATGAATGAAAAAGAAAATGTGATAGTAAAAGCAGAAGGAGAGATATGATACTGAGTGAAATTTTAAGAGTCGAGTTTGTGGATGAATTAATCGCAGACGAACTTAAATGGCAACTAGAGAATAGTGATTGTATGGATGATTCTCTTATAAGTGCGATGCATACCGTAATCGCATATTATAGTGCAAGACCATGGGTTTTATATGAGAGGAAAGTCCCTCGCAAAAGACAAAAAAAGTGGTGATTTTATTTACGTAAGGAAAATATAGTATGACATGCGAAGTCAATTTAATAGGCATGACCTCCCCAAGCGCAATTACAGGATGCCATACCGCATCCGATCTAGTTGCATATGCTGCTCGGGTTAGTAATCCTAACAACCAAAACAACACCAAAACAGCAAGTAAGTTACTGAGATATCTCATTAAAGAAAACCATTGGAGTCCGTTTGAGATGGTGAGTGTTACCATGGAAATTAAGACTACCCGTGACATTTCACGGCAGATATTACGGCATCGATCCTTCTCATTTCAAGAGTTTAGTCAACGATATGCCGTCTCAGAGTCGTTTGTAACGACCCGTGAGGCACGTAAACAGCACCCTACCAATCGTCAACTGAGCGAGAAACACGAGGATCCAGAGCGTCAGAAGACTGCTCAACACGTGTTTAACGAGATGCAAGCAGAAGTCAGTAGAGTTGCAAAGGACTATTATGAGATGGCACTCAACAGTGGTATCGCAAAAGAACAGGCACGAGCACTGTTACCCGAGGGTCTCACCGAGACAACCCTCTATATGTCTGGTACGCTTCGATCATGGATTCACTATTGTGATCTAAGACGAGGACACGGTACTCAGGCAGAGCACATGGATGTTGCCGATAAAGTATGGAGTATTCTCGGAACACATTTTCCGGATGTAATAACAGCAGTGGAGGAACTCAATGACTGATGAAATATTTGATTTCGGATTTACTGCGGTAACCGAAGAAGAATTAGAAGTTGTTCAACAAGCAAAGGAGCAAGCAGAAGGTCACCTAGACACCTTCGAGCGACTAAGCAAGTTGTATAATACAATACAACCGTTGCTTAACAATCTAAAAGCAAATCCAGAGAAAGATTACATATACTGGCCAAACCGTATGGAAAAGGTCGAAGAATTCTCTGATTTGTTAGATGAAATTTATAATGGGTAATTTGTATGAATAGTAAAAAAGCAAAGTTGTTTCGTAAAGTAGGTAAAATCATTGACAAAAAAGAAAAAGCAATGTATAATAGTTTAAATCATCGCGATAAAGGTATCTTGTCTGGGATCTACCGTCATATCGTAGAAGTCAATGCAGATGCATTAAAGGAACAACAAAAGAGGCAATAAATTGAACGTTTTCTATTTACACGAAGATCCTCGTGTCTGTGCAGAAATGCACTGCGACACGCATGCATCTAAAATGTGTGTCGAATATGCTCAGCTTATGTCAACTGCTCATAGAGTTACTGACGGTAAGTTGTGGTACGGCAGAACTTCGAATGGTCGTAAAATTGCACGGTACTTTTTAAATGATGGCGAACTAAATGATTCGCTATACAAAGCATCGCACATTAACCATCCATCTAATATATGGACAAGATCTAGTTCATCTAACTATCTTTGGTTGTATGACATGTGGTGTAACTTGTGCTCAGAGTTTGAATACCGTTATGGTAAACGCCATAAATCATTTGTTGATCTAGAATTATCACTATTGATGCCGCCAATGAATATCAAAGAAGATGCGTTCGCAGAACCACCTCCTGCAATGAAAAGTTTTCCTGACTGCATTGTAAAAAATGATTCAATAGCATCATACAGAAATTATTACTGGCAAGCAAAACGAGACTTTGCCAAGTGGACTAAACGCGATAAACCGGAGTGGTGGAATGAACGGGAAAGGATCGAAACCAAGACCCCTGTCTGTATCACAGAATAAATTTGACGCACAATGGGATCTTATCTTTGGAGGTAAGAATATGAAATATCATCGTAAGGAGGTTACCATCTCAGAACCTATATCAAGGCATATGTCTGCCAACGGAAAGAATGAAGCAGTTGTTATTAAGACGGAACGCGGATATGTTGTAGAATTATATGAACAGTCACGATACATTCGAACTGTTGATTGTACTTCACATTCAGTTAACTGGGCAGAAGACGTTGCCGAAAACTACGCACTAGGAATTCACATACCATGAAAATCGTAGTTGCGGGTTATGGTCCCGTTGGGCAAGCAGTACACCATGCACTAGAACAACTGCCTAGTGAGCAGGATGTCTTTATTGATGATCCTGCAAAGGGTTTCAACTATTATCGAGATGAACAGATCGATTCTCCTGATGCGGTTGTTATTTGTGTTGCGACACCTGCTCTTCCTGACGGTCAGTGCGACACGTCTAACGTTGCAGCAGTGCTCGACAAGTATTACACACTAAACGCTGACACTAAGTTTCTAATCAAGTCAGCAGTGGACCCCGTGTGGTTGACCGACATTCACTATACTGCTATTATCTCGTCTGGTACGATGGATTCAATTCTTGATATACATTACAACCTGACATACTCGCCCGAGTTTCTTGGTTCGTCTAATATGCATCGATCTACCGAAGAAGAGTTCATGAAACAAACTTTTGCGATCTACGGTGGTGATGACTGTCGGTTCTGGGACGAGTTGTTCAAACCAGTTTTGCCTGAACTGAAAGAAGTTCGTTACCTGTCATTAGAACAAGCAGCATTCTCTAAATATGTTGAGAACTGTTTCTTAGCAACCCGAGTTACATTCTTCAATGAGATGTATAGCATTTATAAAGAGTGTGGGTTTGAGGGTTTCGATGGTATGATCGATGCTATCGCACTTGATCCTCGCATCGGTAAATCTCATTCACAGGTTCCAGGACCAGACGGTAAGTTTGGATACGGTGGGCATTGTCTGCCGAAAGACATGTCGGCTTTGAGATATATCACTAAAAGTTCACCTTTGCTAGATGCAATCGTAGATGCAAACGAGGAGTATCGATATGGCAACTAAAAAAGGAAAGTTTGTACCTAAGAAAAAAAGAACTTTAATCTCTGAACCTAATTGGGACAAGTTAAGAAAAGCATCGACAGAAGAAGATCGTGAAAATGCTTTTAAAATCGCAAGTGATTTTGTTCATTACGAGGTCCCTGAAAAAGAACATCTACATTGGATGAAAGCATGGATAAGAGAAAAAAGCAATTGGGATTTGAACGATAATATCGTTGAACTCCCTGACGCTTATTTAGTGCCTTTTGCAAAATATGGTTGGTTGGCAGTCATGCTCGGGTATATCCCAGTACGTCATGAAAATAGTTTTATTAAAAACCTCAAACCGTTCTTGACACGTTCTAATGAGTTAAGAAATAAACTAAACCAAGAACCTCAAATACACCCAACTGTTTCATCTAGAGATCCCGAAGATTTTTTACACCCAGATAAAGTTAAAAAATGGTTGGATTACTGGACTGCTTTTATAAAAGAAAATTCTAAAAATATCGAAACTGCATCAAAGGAAAGAAGAATTGCATATCAAACAGCAAATACTTATGTTTGGAATATGCGTAATTACTTGCGCAGCGGGGTTTGGGGCGACGATCGATTCGGAGAAAAACGTGAAGGAAAAGTTATGGTTGTTTGTAAGGCATTAGCGTATAACGCTGCCGGTGAAGTTAAAAGATCGAAAGGTACATGGTACCCCGACATTCAAGCAGTATGGGAAGGCGCAACAATAGTATGAATCTAGATGGACTTATGTTAACGAAAAAAAAATTTACTATGATGATAGAAAAAACTGTCATACATAAAAAACTTTCTTATATGGATGCCGTAGTGCATTTGTGTGAAGAAAATAACATCGAAATTGAAGATGTTAAAAAATATGTCTCTAAAACAATTCAAGAAAAAATAGAATTAGAAGCAAGAAATTTAAACTTCATGCCCAGGTCTAATAAGATTGAATTCTAATTTGATTTCTTGAAAGAAGAAGAGTACTATATAGTTCTATATTATGAATAATGTGGATAAAATAAAATACTAAAATACACTGTAAATACGAGGAAATAAATATGAGTTTTTCAAACCTAAAGCGCGACCGCGCAAGTTCTATCTCTAAACTGGTTTCTGCTGCTTCTAGTCAGTCTGGACCAACCGAAAAGAAATCTTATGCTGACGAACGTCAATGGAAACCAACCGTTGATAAAGCAGGTAATGGATATGCCGTATTGCGGTTTCTTCCTGCTCCTGAAGGAAACGACATTCCATGGGTTCGATATTGGGACCATGGTTTTAAAGGTCCGACCGGTCAATGGTATATCGAGAAGTCTTTGACTTCTATCGGTCAGAATGATCCTGTATCTGATGCAAACACAAAACTTTGGAACTCTGGTGACGATCGAGATAAAGAAACTGCTCGCGAACGTAAACGTCGATTACATTATGTTGCTAACGTATATGTTGAGCAAGATTCTGGCAATCCTGCTAACGAAGGAAAGGTTTTTCTCTACACGTTCGGTAAGAAGATCTTTGATAAGGTCATGGATGTAATGCAACCACAGTTTCAGGATGAAGATCCTATTAACCCTTTTGATTTTTGGGAAGGTGCTTCTTTTAAACTGAAGATCCGTAACGTTGAAGGGTATCGAAACTATGACAAGTCTGAGTTTGCTAGCAAGTCTCCTTTGTCAGAATCAGATTCTGAGCTAGAAGAAATCTATGAGCAGGTTTTTGATTTACAAGAGTTCGCTGATCCAGAGAACTATAAGAGTTATGCTGAACTAGAAGCAAGACTGCATATGGTACTTGGTCAATCCGTTGCTTCCGATTATCCTGAATTGGATAAAGTTCAAGCAGCAACAGCGCCGCGTGCAGTTCCCGCTCCTTCTATCGCATCGTCAGATGCTGATGAAGATGACACTATGTCTTACTTTGCTAAATTAGCTGAAGAAGATTAATGTCTAAGACGGTACTACAAAATTTTCGTGTAGATGAAGACACTCGGAAATCGTTTCATCTTTGGTGCATAGAAAACGAAACAACCATGGCTGATCATCTTCGTAAATGCATTGACGATACTCTTTCTGGTAAGATAGAATTATCTAAAGAAAGACGTCCGCATAAGAAGAAAGAAGCAGAGTTAAAAACTTGGTTGAGTGAATGGGATTAGGGGAACTTCGGTTCCCCTTTTTTTATCTACCATACATCATAAGAGGACTACTGAGCGCAGAATTTTGCGAATCTAAGAAAGCACTTCCTGTCGGTTCAGTGGGGTTCTGCATTGGAGGATTACC